TATTAATATTATTACAATATATAAACATTTAAACGTCAATTAAATATATAATATGACTAGTCTATCAAACCTTAATAATAGAAATGATGATTTAATAGAATTGAATAAAGATAGTTTTAAAAACAATTCATTTAACTTTAATATTCCAAATAAACAAAATAGAGTATCCCAACAAAATTATATAAATGATAATATGTTATTTAATAAAAGTAAAATAAGTTCTGATGTTATATCTATGTCTTCTAGATCTTCTTCTAGAGCAAGTTCTATATCTGGAGATAAGGAAAAATATATGAAAAATAATTCAAGAAAATCATATGATAGAAATGACGATGATAGTAGCGAAACAAGCAGTAGACATAGTAAAAGTAGCAAAAGTAGTAAAAGTAGCAATGGTAGTTCTAAAAGTGGTGGAAGTGATGGGAGTGGTGATAGTAATGAAAGTGACGAGCAACACAACACCAATGATAATAGTGAAAATTCATATGATGGACGTGATAGTAGTAAAATTGTGAAAAAACGAGCATTAAGTCAAAAAGAAATAATTATGAATGAAATAAATGAAAAACGTGAGATAATATATCAATTAGAAAGATTAGAATCAAAAGGATTCAAATTACCATTTAAATTTAATATGAACTCTGATTTGGATGAAATGAAGTCAGAATATAATCGTATAATTCGTGAGAAAGAATTAGACGGTAGTGTTCGCTTTCAACAAAAAATGTTAATGGCTTTCATTTCAGGTACAGAATATATGAATAGTAGATACGACCCTTTTACAATTAAATTAGATGGATGGTCAGAACAAGTTAATGAAAATATTAATGATTATGATGATATATTCGAAGAATTACATTGTAAATATAAATCAACAGGCAAAAAGATGGCGCCTGAACTTCGCTTGTTCATATCTTTATCTGGAAGTGCATTTATGTTTCATTTAACAAGTAGAATGTTTAAGGAACAACCAATGCCTGATGTTGAGAATGTACTTAAATCAGACCCTGAACTAATGAAACAATTTCAAAATGCGGCAGCAAAACAATATATGATGGGTGGTAATAATATAGAACCTCCTATGAAACAAAATAGTAGTCCTACCGACAGTATGGGATTATTTAATATGGTGAGTAATTTATTTGGTTCTTTAAATGGAGATTCTATGCCTTCGAATATTATGTCTAATCAAATGCAAAGACCCAATGTAACAGATATGAATAAAAAATCTACAGAAGATGTTGATAATATTATTAGAAATATGCATAGTAAAATATCAGTTGATTATAATGATAATAATATAGAGACTTTATCAGTTAGCGACGAAGAAATAACATCAATTATAGAGGATACGGCGGATATAAAAATATTAAAATCATCTGCTAGTGGTCGTCGTAAAAATAATACAAGAACATTAAATCTATAATAAAAATATTTTTTCCTATTTCATATAAACGTATTATTTAAAGCTTAAATATACAATTTAATACACCTTCAACAACATCAGGTATTACCATATTACCAAATAAGTCATATTTATTTACATCATTCGGTATATTATAAGACAATGGAAATCCACATAATAATTTTAATTCATTATCATTTAATTTTCTTATAAATTTATCATCTATAATTACTGCTAATTTATTACTATCTGTTGCTGTTAATGTAGGTGATGTTGCTTTTGGATCTAAGATATTTGTAATTGGAAAACTTAATTTACCTTTACAAATATTATAACCAAACACGCCATTATCATCATATACTCTTTTTGCATTAACTATTTTTTTAGGTTTTTCTAACCTTAGATAATTTTTTTGAACTAAATTATCTAACATTTCTTTTAAATTATCGTTTTCATAAAATGTAGATATTTCATCTAATGTAAGAGGCATTCCATCCGTCCATACAATATTTTTTTTTTCAGCCCAATGTTTCTTTCTTCTTTCAGTCATAATTATATTCATTAGACTTCTTTCAAGAATTGATAAATAACCATTAATACCTATATCCCATGAATTAATATTTTTTTTTCCTCCTCTCTTGTCTTGCATCTTATAACCGAATAAAGGCGTTTGTGAATGTAAATTCAATATTTTATTAGCAAATTTATTTTCAATATCTGTATATTTTGCTTTATAATCTATAATTGTATTCAATTTATTTTCAGGATTAACATATTTTATTTTATCTAAATCTATACGTTTTTCCAAAGAACATACTATAAACACTCTTTCACGGTTTTGTGGAATACCAAAGTTTGATGCATTTAGTTTCTTATAACTTACGAAATATCCAATATTAGTAAACTCATCACATATTTTTTTAAGTGATTTTCCATTTTCTAAAATGATTAAATTAGAAACATTTTCAAGTATTACAAACTCTGGTCTATATTTTTTACATATATCTATAATTTTAAATATTATTAATCCTCTATTATCATCAAAACCTTGTTTATTTCCCGCAGAACTGAAAGGTTGACAAGGAAACCCAGCACATAATAATTGAAATTTTTCTATTTCATTAATATTAAAAATATCAGTTTTAGTATTATTTTCATTAAAGTTCAAGTTATATGTTTTTATAGCATCACCCTTAATATCAGAAGATAATATATAATTAAAATTATAATTTGTATTTTTTTTTTGAAAACTTTATAATGCTACTCTAAATCCTCCAATTCCACAACATAAATCTATATAATTAATATTTTTAACATTAGTTTTATTAAATATAATTTCTTCTTTTTTTGAAGTATCCATTTGAAATATTAATTATATTTTTAATCAATTTTTCACCGATCACTTTGTTTTTTGTAGATAAGATTATTATTCTAATTATATACACATTTACATATTTAATAATATGATAGAGTGTAATAATATAAAAAAGATTTATAGATAATTTTTTATATATAATATATTTAGTTTTTTCTTTTAGCACGGACATTACTCATTTTATTTGCGGACTTTGATACAAAATTACCAATATCTGATACAGACTTAGAAATACGTCCTGGAGTCTTTTTTATTGTTTGTAAAGGGTCACGTATAGTATTTTCAATTTCTTCTTCAAACATTTCAAGTTTTCCAATTAATGCTGATAAAGTACTAATTAAAATAGGTATAATTATGACAGTAAATAATAATGTAATAAATAAGAATAATGAAATCATAGTTCCTATAGCTATTACATCCCTGCTCATGTCTTCAGAGCATTTGCATTTTTCATTAGTTAAATATCTAACATAATCAAAAGCATAATATATATATACAACAAATATTAGGAAAAACACAAATGTCCCAATAGCTAATAGTTGTACGACAATGGGTCCCATACTTTTAGCAATAGTACTTAGAGATGCAAAAGATGTTACTAAGAAATATGCTAATGCGATTAAAGTAAAGTTTTTGATGAAGTCTTTATTTGGGTGTTCAGAACATTCACATCCGATATTTTCAAGTTTATACAAATATGCGTATATTATAATTAATAATATTGCAAAAATCATTTGAATAATGACACTACTGTAAAATGACAGATTGTTTTCTACTACTTTCATAATTACTTATTCTTACTCTATACTATTATATAGAAATTATTATTATAAATCAATAATATTATAAATAATAAATTTTGTAGAAGTATTATATTTAGTTGTATCTAAATTTTTTATTTTATTAATAATTTCATCTGATCTTACAATTTGTAATATTTTGTATAATTGTACCATAAATATGTCTATTATATATTTATGTACCTTTCCATCAATTATAATTTCAAACGTATATTCATATATTTTATTTAATAAATCTGGTATTTCATTTTTTTTTATAATAGTCCATATTTTATTTATATTATTGATACACTTTTTCCATTTTATATAATTACAATATAATTCATATTCATCGTTAAGAAGTAATAAATTATTATCATATATATATTGTGGAGGTTTCCATTCTTCATCATTATTATAACTTTTCCATTTTAGTTCTATCATTTCTGATAAGAATATCTTTTCAAAAAAATATAATATATCTAAATATATTTTATCATCATTTAATTTAATATATCCCCATACTAAATTAAAAAACTCTTCGTTATTATTTACATTTATTATAACTTTTATTTTTTCATAAATTGTATCTTTATTTTTGAGTGTTAATTTATTAAGATATCCAATTAAATTTCTTTTTATCATAGAGTTATTCGTAAAGTCAGGTATTATTATATGGAATCTACCTTTATTCTTGACATCATTATCTTTTTCTTTATCCTTTTTATTATAAACTTTTTTTGCCAAAATCATTTTAGTATCATAAAATGAATTGAAACAACTATATTTTTTTTTCAATACATCAGCTTTATCCATAATATCCAAAGGTATTTCGTCTTTTCCATTATATTTATTTTGAAAGTTTGATAATTTTATTTTTACAATTGTATCAGTCATTATATAATATATTATATAAATAATCTTATATATATATTACATAAAGCAAAAATATATAGTATATAATATTGATGAATATTATGAATGATTGCTGTATAGATACAGATAACTTTATAATTAATCTAGAAAAAATATATGGCGTTCATTCTATTTACCGTACTATAATTGTATGTAAAGATAATATAGACTTTTATGAGGAATTATTAGATAAAAAAAACTATAGTGTATATAAAATATATAATTTTGAAGATATTGATTATGATTCTTTAGATAAAAGAGTTTTTTTAATAAAAGAAGACTTTTTCATTAATTTTATTAAAGAAATTAACATTAAATATAAAAAGATGTTCTATAATTTTGTGACATTTACTCCAAACTGTGATAAGTATAATATAATAAAAGAATATAAAGATATTGTTAATTATAGCGATGATTATTTTATTTTCTGATATTGTTTTATAGAGGATAAAAATGTTTAAAAAGAATGGAATGGGAGATATTATGAAAGTATTGAATACAAAGGGTGTATTTATTGGTATAATTGTGTTATTAACGGTAATAATATTAATGTTTATAAATTACAATAATGTATATGAAACTTTTTACAGTAATAATGTATATACATTAGAATATTACTATATGGACGGTTGTGGTCATTGTACCGAGTTCAATGAATCAAAAGTCTGGGAAAGTCTCAAATCAAAAAATTGGGATAATATTACATTGGAAAAATATAATAGAAAAGATAAAATGGATAGAGTTGAAAAGTTTAATATAACAGGATATCCTTCTTTTATTCTTGTAAAAGATGATGAAATTGTAAAGTCATATAATGGTGATAGAACTTATGATTCTATAAGTTCATTTATAGAAAAAGAGACTAAAAATTAAACATATATATATAAGATAATGATAAAATATTATAATAGTATTAATATAATAAAATGGGTGGAGGATTAATGCAATTAGTCATTACAGGACATCCAATGGACGAATATATATTAACAAATTCATGTATTAATTACTATAAATATGTTTATAAAAAACATACTAATTTTTCCATGGAAAATCTTGAAATAGCACCAAATAATAATGGTAATAATGGGTTAATGACAACGGCAATAATGACATATGATATTAAAAGACATGGTGATTTGTTAAGTAATATTTTTATTAGTTTTAAGATACCTGATATATATTCAAGTAATGAATTGAAATTTAGATGGGTTGATAATCTTGGATTTAATTATATTTATAGAGCTGATATTGAAATAGCAGGGAATAAAATAGAATCTATTTATGGAGAATGGATGAATATATGGAATGAATTAACAAGTAGTGATGGTATAATGTATAATAAATTAATTGGAAATATAGATGAAATGATAAATCCATATAGTTTTCAAGCAAAATATACTGTTATTAACAATAAATTATATAATGTAACATATCCTGTTAGAAATTTACAAGATACAATACCAAGTATTAAAGGTAGAGAAATACAAGTACCTCTGCATTTTTGGTTTACAAGAAATCCGTCATTAGCATTACCTTTATTAAAACTTGCTAATAACGAAATTAGATTAGTTGTAGAAACAAACAAAAAATCAATTGAGGGTTTATATAAAGTATGGTGTAATATTTTGAATGTTTTTGTTAGTAGTAAATTATATAATAAAATTCATTCATCTAATATAAGTATTTATAATTTCATAAAAAACACACCTATATCAAATCCATTTGATGTAAATAATAAATTACATTTAACATATGTATTTTTGGATACAATAGAAAGAAGTAGGATATTAATGGAAACTAATACTATAGATTATGTAATAGATACTGTTAAAATTGCTACAGGTGATGGAACTGAAAATAAGTATAATATATCAAATGCTAATAATCATATTAAAGAAATAATATGGACTATTAAAAGAAGTGATATAATTGATAATTTTAATAATTATACTAATTATACAGCTTCTCATGTATATAATGAAAGTATGGGTATTCTTAAAAGAGCATCTATAAAATGGCTTAATCAAACAGATCGTGTAGATTATGATTCTAACTTCTATAATCAAATACAGCCATATTATAATCATACAAATATTCCTAGAACAGGTATTTATTGTTATTCATTTGCATTATTTCCTGAAAAAATAAATACATCTGGTTCTTACAATAATTCAAAGATAACAACTGCACTTCATATTGAATTGAATGATTATAGTAATGATGTTTTATATAATGGTATTAGTAATCAAATTAGTTCTATAACTGGTACACCAGAAAATGTAAAATATGATGTTAATATATTTATAAAAGAAATAAATGTATTATCTGTTATAAATGGGGGTGCAAGTCTAAAGTTTGTGTAATTTATAATGTTGTTTTTTTAATAAGTATATAATGGATTTATTTGCAATAATTGTAATTTTATTAGCAGGGTATATTATTAAATATTTGATTGATACAATAAATTCTTTAAATAGAGAGATAAATGAAATAAAAGATAAATGTATAAAGTCATCAAAAAATGTAGTTTTCAACGAAAAAACGGAGCAACCGAGTATAAAAATTAATAAAGAATTAATAAATAGTATTTCTTATTTCAAAGACTTTTTTGATAATAAATAGATATAAATATTATAGTTGTTATTATATTTAATAGTTATTAAATAAATATGCCCCGTAAAGCAAAAATAGTAGATGATAAAACAATAAATATAAAGAAGAAGAAAAACTTATTGAATACAATGGTTAAAGATGTTATTCATGTAGACAATGAAGATATTATACTACAGTTACCAATATCAGATTTTCAAATGTCAAAAATGAATGAAAATCTTGACACCGAAATATTAGAAAATCCTGAACCGTATGAACCTAATTGTTTTTATTTAAATGAATTAAATACATATAATAATATTCAAGATAATATAATTAATGAAACTGATGTAAATAAAGAGTTTTCTTCTAATAATGAATATACAGATAATATAACTAATACATGTAATAATTGTTATTGGTGTTGTCATCCAATAAATAATAGAACTTATGGAATGCCTTATAAATATAATGTTAAATCTGACACATATATATTATTTGGTAACTTTTGTTCTCTTGAATGTGCGAACGCTTATAACTTCTCAACACATTGTGGAAGTGATAAAGTATGGGAAATAAATAGTTTAATACAAATGTTAAGTAAACATTATGGTGTTTTAAATCCTGTCAGACCTGCACCTTCAAGACTTTTACTCAATATATTCAATGGTCCAATGACAATAGATGATTTTCGCAAAGGACATTTAACAAATGATAAAACACATTTATTAAATTTACCTCCTATGATATTAACAAATTATAATTATGAAATTGTTAATACATCATATCTTAAGAACATAACTGATAATATGCATAATAAGACCATTAATCCGTTTTTTTATAAAAAATGATATAAGAATATCAATTTATATATATAAGAAAATATGACTGAAATCTACTTTTCACCATATAGAATCTCTACTATAACCTGTAATGCGAATATAGGAGGAAATGATATCAATA